ATGACGGACAAAGAAAAGGTTGATTTTTTGCTTTCCTCGTTTGAGGAATTGCGGTCAACTCTTGATGAAGCCATTGCATTTATCGACGATTCGATGATTCAGGCTGATGAGCGTGGATAAACGAAACTGAAACCAAAAATTATGGAAAACACAGCACAACAGAAAGCATACGCCACGGCTCTTGTAGCCGCTATAGGGGAACTCTCCAATGTTCCGAAAACCGCAAACAATCCGTACTTCAAGAGCAAGTATGCTCCTCTGGATGCGATCATTGATGCGACTCGTCCTATCCTGTCCAAGCATGGTCTGGCAGTAACTCAACAGCCATTGTTCATGGATGGAGCGGCTGGAGTTGAGACCACAATCATGCACAAGGATGGTCACAGCACGACTACCACGCTACTTCTCCCACTCAAGGATCAGTCGCCACAGGGAGTTGGATCTGCGATCACCTACGCTCGCCGCTACGCACTAGCCGCCGTCCTTGGCGTTGCTTCAGAGGATGACGATGACGGAAACGTAGCAGAAGGAAAGCGGCCTGTTGATTCCCCCAGACCAGCCATTGCAAAGGTAATGGACAAGAACCCCAGCGTTCGTCCTGCTGGCAATGTGACTGCTACTTGGAGGGGGGTGCTACCAACGCAAGCCAAGATCGCCGCACAGAGCAAGGAAGGCTCTGCCAAGAAATGGACACTCTACTCCGTGGAGTTCAATGACAACGGCAAGGTTATTGAGGCAATGACCTTCGATGAGAAGTTGTTCATGGCGGCTACCGATTTCGGATCTAATGGAACGCTGGTTGATGCTGGCGTTGCTGTAGGAAAGAAAGATCCTAGCAAATGGGAGCTAGTAACGCTAACGCCTAATGAAGCCTAAAGCAAACTCAAGGGGGGCGAAAGCCCCCCATATTGCCACAACGTATGAACGCTTTATCGCCATATCATGCAGTCATGGGAAATACGCAGATGAGACAGCAATTGACGCTGTGCTTAAAATGCGGGAAAGGTGGAACCCAAGTATTGTGGTGCATCTCGGCGACTGGTGCGATACCACGGCATTTCGTTCTGGTGCGGTTGGAAGCTCCGACGAATCCGAACCTGTTGCTCCCGACATTGATGGTGGGCTTTCGTTCCTGCGAAAGTATAGACCAACTCATGTGTTGGATGGAAACCATGAAGACCGCATTCCCCGAATGCTTAGTCACCGCAACGCTCTTGTCGCATACGCCGCTCAACAGGCTACGGATTACATTGACAGGACTTTTGTGGAGATTGGTTGCCGCAGGATTCCGTATGATGGGGTATTTCAAAAGCTGGTTATCGGTGATGTGACCTTCACTCATGGAACCATCTACAATGAAAACTCCGCTAGGGACATGGCTGAAATGTATGGTGGCAAAGTCATCTTTGGGCACACTCATAGAAGCCAACAAGCTGAAGGCAGAACGATCAAGGAAAGCACGGGCTACTGCACAGGCACGCTTACTCGCAGAGGTGAGATGGATTATGCGAAAGCACGAAGGGCCACGCTTGGATGGCGACAGGGGCTTGTGTATGGAGAAATCGGGCCAAAGGATTCCGCTGTCTGGCTCATCACAAGAGGAGAGTTTGATAAAGAATGGAGGTTGCCACTATGAGCGCGAATAAGTGGGCTGAGATCATTGCCAGCACTCAGTTGAGCGATCCAGACATCGTTCCAGAAGGATTCAAAACATCAAGTGCCTTGGCATCTGAGTTGAACATTCCAGCACGAACGCTTACTCAAAAACTGCGGCTTCTTATGAAGTCGGGGAAAATAGAGAAAAAGAACTTTAGAATTAACCACGAGGTAAGGGGATTGTATTCAACACCACACTACAGAATCATTAAATGAAAAACGAAGCAGAATATTATATTGAAGAAGACTACAGCGTCCTAGCAGGGCCATATGTAGTTGGCAACAAGCGTCACGATCAATACCTACAGAATGTCATTGATGACATGAAGCGTGGTAAAATCCATTACACAGTTGTCAGCTTCGGGCCGCTACGCTATGTGGAACGCAAGGGCATGATACTTCCCAAACGATGAGCAATCCAGTTTCACATCCATCCCATTATATCAATGCCAATGGCGTTGAGCTAATCGACATTATTGACGAAATGCCGTTTGCTCGTGCATCTGCCATGAAATACATATTCCGTGCTGGCAAGAAGAATCCAGAAAAGGAACTGGAAGACTTGCAAAAGGCGGCATGGTTAATTCAAAGGGAAATAACCAAGCTCGCAAAATGAAATTCAAGAAGGTTGGCAATGTAGACATTAACGGAGAACGCTGGGAGTTTGGATGGGGGGATTGTGGGATGACTCCAAATGGCCCAGCAATCGGAAAGTGCTACTACCAAAACAGACGAATCACAATCAACAAAAAATATCATGCAGACTGTAGACTGTCAGACGTTGTGGCGCATGAGGTGCTTCACGCCTACATTCCCTTTGCAAACGAAGATTTCGTTGAAAGATTTGGCAAGACAGTTGGTGACATGGAAAAGAAACTATCAAAAAGCATTGAACAAGAAAGGAATACAAATGACAGCTAAACAACAATTCGACGAATGGTATGGAAGCGTTGGAATTCGCTCATACTCTAAAAATCATGGATCTGCTGAAGGGCACGAGGAATACATGGCAATCGCTTGGATGAGCGGTTATCATTCAGCACTTAAAGACATACAGGAGATTATTAAAAATGATACGTCAAAAGCTGATAATTCACGATAGCGTTCCCCCCAATCGTTATCGCTTCGTTGTTCCAGAGACAGGGTTTCGCATTGAAGGCGAACTCACTATGGAATCCCTATTGTCTAGGGTTAAGAAGCATTATATGGAAAATGGAATCACGTTGCCTCCTGATTGGAAAGAGGTAGTAGAAGACCATCTTTGCCGTCAGCTTCCTCATGGTTGGTGCAGTTATTCTGATGGCAATCCAGCACAAGGGGTAGCTCCAAATCTATCAGCGGAAAACATTATCAAGGGAATCAAGTCCCTTGCAACAATGGCAATGGATGCTGTGTCTGGGCAGGAAGTCTTTGTCAGTCAGGAAGAAGCGAATAAAAGGGCCGAAATCTGCGCTAGGTGCTACAACAACATGACAACCAACTTCTGTGCTGGATGCTCTGCCATGCAACAGATAACATCCTTGGTTGCAAAGGTTAAGGGATCACGCACAACTCCGCTGGATTCAAAGTTATATACCTGTGGTGTATGTGGTTGCAGAAACGAAGCCATTGTCCATGTCAATAGAAAAGTGTTGCTTTCTGGCGAGAAATCGGAGACAACAAACGCTAGACCAGAATGGTGCTGGGTCAAAAATGATGACTTAACTCACGCTGTCGATTCACTTAAAATATGATTTCCTTTGGATTAACTGACCCTAAAGTTGGCGAAAAGCCTCCTCGCACTAGAATTGAGGATGCTGAATCCGCTAGGTCAATGCTATTTGAACTGATCAATGACGATCAGATAGCATCATATCGCAGGGCGCAGATTCAGGGCATCATTGATGGCAACCCTCCATATAACGAACAACAGCTTCGTGAGATGGGTCAGGCAGACCGCATCAACGTAAACTGGGGTCATGCTGAAGCAAAGGTCGAGGCCGCTGTTATCCCATACTTTGACATCCTCACATCCGTTGGTCATTACGCAACTGTAAAGACCAAGTACGGGAAGGACATGGGCAAGAGGGAAGAATGGAGCAGGATCATTACGGAGGAGTTCCACAGGCTCCTATCGTCCAGCAATCCCAACTTCCTTGCACAGCATCAGGTTTGCCATAAGGAGCTTGTTATTCATGGCATGGCTTGTATGTACTTCCCAGATGGGGTGGATTGGCGAGCCAAGGCTATTGAGCCTTACGCTCTGGTTGTTCCAAAGGGATCTAAGGTTGATTGGGACAACTGGGAGTTTTGCTACATCCTTGATGAGATGTATTGCGAAGAGCTTTACAGCTACGTTGAGAATGAAGAAGCCGCAACCCGTGGTGGATGGGATGTTGAACAATGCAGGGAGGCTATCATGCAAGCCAAGGTTGATGAGCAGGATCAACGCCGCCCTTGGGAGTGGTATCAGAGGGAGCTTAAAAACAATGCCCTATACTACTCGTATGCCAAGAGCAAGGTTATCAAGATCGCTCATTTCTATGTGCGTGAATACGATGGCAGGATTTCACATTACATTTTTGATCGCCTCAACAGCACCGAATTTTTGTGCCAGAAGGTAGGACGATATAAGAACTTCTCTAACGCCTTCACCATCTTCCTGAATGGCGTTGGCAATGGCTACTACCACAGCGTCCGTGGCCTTGGTCAGAAGGTTTATAAGTACGCAGAGGCAATGAACAGGGTTAACAACTCGCTCCTTGAGGGTGTCATTGTTGGATCTGCCATTATGTTCCAGCCTAACTCTGCGGCTGATGCGGAGAAGCTAAAGACTGTGCAGGTAGGACCTTATCGTATCTTGCCTCCTGGCCTTAACCTAACGCAAGTCAATGTCGCATCTAATCTTGCCGCCGCCATGCAGACGGCTCAATACTTCCAAGGGCAGGAGAGTGATGACATTGGATCATTCATGCCATCCGTTGCTGGAGGCAGGAAGAAGAGCAATCGGGAAGTTGAGGCAGAGATTGGTGAGAAGTCTCGCCTTACCAACACTCGTGCAGAAATCTACCTTCAGGCTCTTGATGTTCATTATGCAGAGGTTTATCGTCGTGCATCCAATCCGAACCTCGTAGAGGAAGATCATGGCGGCAAGGAGGCTCTTGAGTTCCAGAACGCCTGCTTGAATCGTGGAGTCCCCAAGGCGGCTATGCTTGACATTGATAGCGTCAAGGCTACCAGAAGCATTGGTCAGGGATCATCTGCGGCTCGTATGCAAGCGATGGAGCTTATCGGCCAGTACCTCCCACAACTCCCAGAGTCCAACAGGAAGCGTGTCATCAATGCCAACATTGCGGCAATCGCTGGACAGACTGGCGTTGAAACATTCGGAATCCCAGAGGAAACAAAGCCAGATGGAAGCGACCTGTCCATTGCGTCTCTTGAGAACAATGCACTCCAGACAGGCGGGCAGGTGCTTATTGACCCAGATCAAAACCATGCTACGCACATGGCTGTTCACCTCCAGTTCGCAGGTCAAGTCGTACAGTCCGTACAAGATCAGCAGATTGATCCTGTGGGTGCTGATAAGACAATGCAGGCTGTTATTCCTCATATGCTCACGCATCTTAAATACATGGAGGC